GGGAGAGGCTGCATTGCACTCGGTGATGATCGCGGCTCGCGCTATGGCTCCCGACGAGATTAGGGCGCTCATGGAGCTGCCACCTCTCACAGATGAACAGACGAAACAGATTCAGGATTTGGTGGCGGTAAAGGCGCTCCCGGTTCCGCTCATTCCGAAAATCAAGCCGGAGGTTTAGTGATCATGGATAATCGCGAAGCGGCGGCAGCGCGCGGGGCATCACTGTCTCACGGCGACCGGCCTAAAAAGCGGTCGGCAAGCTCGATCGGCCTGGACAAGTTTGTTCGCGCGGAGGCGAAGCTAGAGGTTCGCGCGCCTGCGGAGGAAGGCGAACACATCCCATTCACGGGGCGGGCGTCGGCCACGGAGCGCGGCTACCAAATGTACGACTTTTTCGGGCCGTACACGGAGGTAATGGCGCAGGGCGCATTCGAGAAAACCCTCGGGTCGAGTCCGAATGTCCCCTTGGTGCTGGGTCACGACTCGCTGCGCCGGATCGCTAGTACAGAGAATGGCACTCTGCAATTGTCGGAAGATGATGAAGGGCTCTTGACTCTCGCGCAGCTCGATCCGACAGACGCGGATGTCGCGTACATCGTGCCAAAGATTCGATCCGGGCTGCAAAAGGAAATGTCGTTCCGTTTCTCGATCGTCTCGTCGCAGTGGAGCCCTGATTACACAGAGCTGCGCATCACAGAGGTAGACATCGATCGCGGCGATGTTTCGATTGTCGGGTTCGGCGCGAACCCTCACACCTCCGCAGAGCTGCGCTCGGCTGGCGGTTATCTGGACTGGTTGCAGAATGCGACTGAGGAGGAGGTGCGGGCGGCAGAGGTTAGCGTCCGTATGCGACTTCGGGAATTCGGCAAACTGCCGGGCTTGACGATTGAGGAAATTCTCAAATTCAAGCCGTAACACAAGCTCACAACTGAATAGCGAGACATTGCGCGGTGCGTCGGGCGTCAATTGACCTTCGACCTATTGGCCTAGTGTGCAAACCCCCATTGTGAAATTCAATCAAGAAAGAGGTTTACACTCATGCTTACATGGGCTGAACTCGCGACGAGTGTTCGCGGTTCGATTGACACGCTCCTCACGGAGCGGAAGGCAGAAAGTGACAAGGTTCTGGCGGTGCGCACGGCGTGCATCGAAGCTGAGAACCGCGACCCCTCGGAGGAGGAGTCGGCAGTGGTTCGCAGCGCACAGGCGCAGCTTGCCACCCTCGATGAGCGGATCGAGGACTTGCGTTCGCAGGCGGAGCAGTTCGACAGCGAAGCCAAGATCGAGGAACAGTCTCGCGCGGAGGCGAAAGCCAAGGGCGAGGAAAACCGGGATCAGCAGTTCTCCCCGGTGAAGGTCGGCGCAGAGCCCTCGGTTTACAACCGCGGCAGCGCGGCGCAGGGTGTCTCACTATTCCGTGACCTTTACAACCGCCAAATCAAGGGCAGCAACGACCGGACGATTGCGGATCGGTTAGAGCGCTATCAGGGCGAAATTGAGCTGCGCATGCAGGACCGCGCAGTTTCAACCACGTCGTTCGCCGGACTCATTCCGCCGCAGTATTTGGTGGACGAGTACGCGCTGGTTGCTCGCAACGGTCGCGTGTTCCTCAACTCGCTCCGAAAGATTCAGCTCCCCGATGAGGGAATGTCTCTGATCATCCCGCGCGGCACCACTGGCGCGAGTGCAACCGTTCAGGCCACGGAAAACTCCTCGGTGTCGAACACTGATGAGGTGTGGGCCAACCTGACGGTTCCGGTTATCACGATTGCCGGTCAGCAGGACGTTTCCCGCCAGTCGTTGGAGCGTGGCACCCCCGGAATCGACGCAATCATTTTTGCGGACCTTTCGGGCGCTTACGTCGCAACGGCTGACGTGCAGGCGATTTCGGGCACCGGCTCCTCGGGGCAGGCCCTCGGAATCACGAACACGGCGGGCATCGGTCAGAGTACGGCTTACGGGGCGGTTCTTACCCCGGCGCTGTTCCTCAAAAAGCTCGGTGGCGCGATCAACTTTGTGCAGACGACTCGCAAGCTGGCACCGGATGTCATTTTCATGCACCCTCAGCGCTGGTCTTGGCTGATCACGCAGGTTGACTCAACCGGTCGCCCGCTGTTCGTGCCGGACACCTCTGGCCCGTTCAACGCCGTTGGTACTTTCAACGGTATCGAGGACGCAACCAGTGGACAGCCTGCGGGCAAGATTCAGGGCCTCCCGGTGTTCCTGGACCCGAACATTCCGACGACCGTCGGAACCAACTCGGAGGACATCGCGATCGTCTGCCGGTGGGAGGACCTGTATCTCTGGCAGGATCAGGATGGTTCGCCTACTGACCTTCGCTTTGAGCAGACGCTGGGTAACCAGTTGACGGTCAAGCTCGTCGCCTATGGCTACGAGGCGTTCACGGCTGGCCGGTACCCCGGCGCTGTCGCGATCGTCGGTGGAGCTGACTCGACGGCGACGTTCGGTCAAGTTCTGCCGACGTTCTAGGAATAAGGGAGTAAGAAAATGGCATTTGAGATTGACGACTGGGTGGCCAGCAACTACGACCAATTGGTTGCAGACAAGCGGCGCACTTATAAGGACATCGAGAAGGGCGCGGAGGAAATGGACGACAAAATTCTGGCCGGTTGGGCGCGTGAGCGTGCAGCTAAGGCCGGGAAGTCGTCTCCCGCGCGCGCGACTCGGGCTCCTCGCAAGGCGTCGGTGAAGCGGACTGCGGCACAGCCGGAGGACGTGAAGCCGGAGAAGTCGGGCGGAACTGTGGTCGAGTTACCGGAGGACTGAAAACCTCCAGGGGCGGGTCAGGGTTACTCCCTGGCTCGCTCACTATGCCTCCAATTGGGGCAAAACAGACCCCCGTATTTCCGGGGATTTTGGGTTGGTACGACTGTAGCTAAGAGGGGTCTTAGGCCCTCAGATTGGCGCACAGGGCCGTTTAGGGGCATTTCCTGATTTGCGATTTACAAAGGTTGGGAGTGGCCGTGCGGCTGTATGAGGACGTTACGAGAGAGCCCCTATATGAAGATTTTTTTGTGAAAGAGCATTGCCGCGGTGGTTGCAATCGCCTACGCAGTGATTGCGGTTCGCATTGGGCTCGTGGCGTTTGTCAGCGATGCCGCCGAAAGCTGAAAGCTAATGGACGGCTTGACTTGGTGCAATCCCCGCGGATGGATAGGGGTGGAAAGTATTCGGAGCTATACCCAATTGGCACCGTGCAGGTGCAGGGGAATGGCTATGCCAGAATCAAAACGGCGAATGGATGGAAGCCTCAGCATCGGGTGGTAATGGAGGAACGTTTAGGGCGACCCCTTGTCTCTGGTGAAAACGTCCACCATTTGAATGGGATTCGTCACGACAACCGGGACGAAAATTTGGAACTTTGGTGGGCCGCTCAGCCATATGGGCAGCGTGTTTCGGATTTATTGGAGTACGTGCGGACCTATCACAAAGAGGCGGTGTAGACCATGGCTATTTTGGCGACACAATATGACGTTGTAAAGGCCACGTGGTCACCCTCTGGCGGGGTGTCGAACGGAGCGCAAGCGGTCATAACCGCCCCCGACGCGACGACGATAACCGTGAAGGCGACCAACGCGGCGACGGTCGGTAATCAGTGGTCGATCTATTTTGCAGTCACGCAGGTTGGGTCTTACGGGATCGCATGGACGGCGGTTGGCGGCGGCTCGCTGAATGACTCTGTGACGGTTTCTACGTTTACGGCTCCCTCGCTCCTCACAATTCAAGAGTGCTATCTGTCGCTCAATATGTCGGCGGGGATGATCGGCAGCGCGAACGATGCGGACATGTTGATCTATGCACAGGCGGCGCTTGGAGTGGTCGAGGGTGTTGTGGGGCCGTTGACTCCTCGCGCTGTTTCACAGACGTTCGACGGCGGCAGCTCGTCGGTGATTCTGAAATGGGCGGCGGGTTCGATCCTCAACGTGATCGAAAACGGACAGACAATTTATGACTGGGTGCCTGACCTTTCGGCTGGCATTATTCGCGCGGGAACTTCCTGGTGGAACCGTCCATTTTGGCCGGGTATCCAGAACGTCGAAGTGCAGTACATGGCCGGGCAAGGGGCCGTAGCTGTGAATGCTCGGCTGGCGGTGCGGGAAGAATTCCGGTTCTTGTGGCAGCAGGGGCGGCAGGGGAAGCATTCGGGGCTCGATCAGCAGATTATCTCGACATCGGCGGTGCCGGAGGGGTTCGCGATTCCTAACCGCGTGTACGAGCTGTTACAGCGCGTCGACCAAAGGCCGGGGTTCGCATGAGCATCGGGCGCAGTCTGGTTACGGTGGCGTGGGGGTTCAAAAAGGGTCTGTTCGACGCGGCCACGACGGCGCTAGAAAATGACCCGACTTACGTGTGTGTCGGTTCTCCTGGCTCTACGGAGCCGAACGAAATAGCGTCGATCGGCCTGATTCGCACGAGTCAGCAACCGGCGACTTATGGGAGCAATCGTGAGCGCGAGGAAGTCATGCTGTGCGATGTCACCATTTCGGTTTATTCCGGTGGTGGCGAGGAGGCACAGCAGCTTGTGAGTTCGCGCGCGTGGGAGATTCTGGGGCTCATCGAGAAACAGGTGCATTTCGTTGTCGGCGGCGTCGACGGAACGTTATTGGGCGGTGTCGTGCGGGAGTGTTTCCTGACTGATGCCGTAGAGGATTCAGCCGCCGTGCAGGTCGATGCGTCCATTGGGCGTGAGTCGGTAATCATCGCCACATTTACAGGAAAGGCACGAGTCACATGGGCACCGTAAAAGTCAAAAACGTCTCATTCTATGGGGCGGTGAATTGCCCGGCGATCCGGTTAGAGGACATTGAGCCGGGCGAGGTCGTGGAGGTGTCGGCGGCGCTTGCTAAGACTCTCGATGCGGATCATTTCGAGGTGCAGAAAAGCGCAGCGGAGAAAGCGGCCGATAGGAAAGCTGAGAAGGAAGCGGCCGATAAAGAAGCTGAGGAGGCGAAGAAATGACCACACAACTCGACGCGCAAATCGTCATGAAGAAAGAGACGACCTATGGCACGTACGTCGCGCCTACGTCTGCTCTGACTTTCACAGATGAGAGCTTGGAGCAGAAGCTTACTTTTACGGACGGTTCGGGGCTGCGCCCTGGTCGGCGTACTTCCTTGCAGACGCAGCGCGCGATTTCCCGGAAAGAAATTTCTGGTGACATCACGGTCGAGGCGTCGAGCGCGGAGCCGGGAATCCTCCTGGAAGCGGCTATGGGCTCGGGGACTAACACTCTCTTGGGCACGCTGGCCTATCAGCATCTCTTTCTGCCTGCGGCTGACTACCTGCCGTCCTACACGATCCAGAAGGGCGTTCCTCCGCTCGGTGGTGGCGCTCTGGTGCCGTTCTCGTTTACCGGCGCACAGTGTTCCGCAATCGAGTTCGACGCTAAGGCGGGCGCGGTTCTGGTTATCAAGTCGTCATTCGTGGGTCAGGATGTCGTCACCTCTCAGTCGTTGGTGACGCCTACTTATCCCGCTGTCTCGGAGCTGTTCACGTACGTTGGTGGCTCGATCGTGGTTGGCGGTTCTCCGACGACTCCGACGACTACGGCGCTTTCGACTGGCGGCACTTCGGTTGGGACTGTGATCGATGCGAATATCAAAATCGATAACGGGCTTGACTCGGAGGGGTACACGCTCGGTGGGCTGGGTCGGCGCACTCGTGCGGCGGCGTCTCTCATGGTTGGGCTCGGCGGGCAGCTCACGGCGGAATTCCGGGATTCGGTGTTCTGGAACGCCTACACGGGCGCGACTCCGTTGGCCCTGGTGCTGAACTTCCAAGGGTCACTGATCGAAACGACCTATTACAACGCCTTGCAGATTTATCTGCCGGTCATCATGCTCGACGGCGAAACGCCGAAAGTGTCGGCGGGCAACATCGTCACGCAGTCAGTTTCGTTCACTGGGTTGCAGGACCCGACGAAGCAAATGGCCTACATCGTTTTGCGTAATCAGGTCGCGGCGTACTAAATGGCTGGCGACAACGAGATTGTTCGGGTCGAGCTGAACAGGGGCGACTTGGGGCGGTTGATGCATGAGGTCAAGGAATTTGACCCCCGGCTATCGACTGCCCTCCGTCGCCGTATGCGCAACGCTGGCAAGCTCGTAATGGGTGACGTGAAAGCCGACATACTGTCCTATCCGGGCAGTGTCCAGACGGGCATGCGCGAGGAGCTGGCGGCGTCTCTGGCGGTTCGTATCCAGAACACGAAGCATAAACAGGCCGTGAAAATCGTGTCGACCGGCGCGAAGCTGCCCGCACAGAAAAAGGTACTGGCGCGGGCTATGAATGCGTCATCGATCCGACACCCTGTTTTCGGGCGGGGTGGCTGGGCGCAGCAACCGGGCATGCGGTTTTTCAGTAAATCGGTGATCGATAAGCACAAGCCACAAGCGATCGAAGAAATTCGGCTGGCCTTAGAGGAAGCAATTGCGGGGATGAGGGGAAGATGAGCACGGTTATCAAGGTGTCGGGCGTGGAGTACGACATGGGAGATGCGTTCAGCAAACCAGAGCTGAACGCGCTGATGTTCCTGAAACAGCACGAGAATCTGTCGCTGGCCGACGTGTATCAGGGGTTCCAAACGCTCGCTAAGACGCTGAACGCGGCGGCGGCGAAACGGGAAGCTTATCCGGCTGCGTTGGCGGCGTGGGAGGCCGCTCCTGGCGAATCTGGTGAGCCCGTGGAACCTCCGACACAGGTTGACACGATCATGGAGATGCTGTCGAACATCGAATTGCTGAACACGTTTCGCGGGCTCGTCTGGTTGCTGAAAACTAGCGGCGGCAGTCGTGCGGCGGATGGGCGATATCTCACGGTTGAGGCGGCGAATGTCGGTGTCAGTTTTGACGACATCGAGTTCCCGGAGGATGAGGAGGAGCCTCCTGCGAATGATGTACCGGACCCTTCGCAGGCGGGCGAGGTCGCGCCCCCGTCCTGATTGACGACATCGAGCAAGACATCGATATGCATATCGTGATCATTGCGCACGTGTGGCCTGGGATTTCCTATCTGAATGTTGGTCAGCTCACTTACCGGCAATGGCTGGTGATGCGAGGTGCCGCCAAAGAATATATGAGAGAGGCGGCGAAATCGCGTGGCTAATATCACGGTTGACATCATTGCGAATGACAAGGCGTCTGCGACTCTCGGGAGGTTCGGCGGCAAGCTCGACCAAATGGCTCACAGGGCCGGGCGATACGGCGCGGTAATGGCGGGCGCGGCGCTCGCGGTCGTCGGCGAGTCGTTGAAAATGGCGGGTGGTTTCCAAGCGGCGACCACGCAGCTCGTTACGGGTGCGGGGGAGTCTGAGAAGTCTCTTGAAATGGTGCGGCGTGGGCTCCTGAAAATGGCTCCCGCTGTGGCGATGGGGCCGGAGGCTTTGGCTAAAGGTATGTTCATGGTGGAATCTGCCGGATTCCACGGTGCGGCTGGCCTGAACGTGATGAAGGCGGCGGCGGAGGGTGCGAAGATCGGCGCGGCGGATGTCTCGGCGGTTTCGGATGCTCTGACGACATCGCTAAAGGATTACCGTTTGCCCGCGTCTAAGGCGGCGGAAGTCACCTCCCAGCTCGTCGCCACGGTCGCGCGTGGTAAGACGCACATGGAGGATTTGGCGGGCTCCCTGGGCCATGTCCTGCCGTTCGCTTCGGCGCTGAAAATTAAATTCAGCGACATTATGGGCGCAATGGCGACTATGACCGCGCGAGGCATTGACGCGGACACAGCGGCGACGTATCTCAAATTTACGATCATGTCTCTCGCGCATGAGACGCCTAAGGGCTCTAAGGCGTTGGAGGGAATCGGGCTGTCGGCGTCGATCGTTGGCGACTCGCTTTCTAAAAAGGGCCTTTCGGGCACTCTGGAAATGATCACGGATGCGCTCGGGAAGAAATTCCCGGTTGGCTCTGCGAAGTACATTGCAGCTCTGGCCGACATCGTTGGCGGTACTCGTGGGATGGGCGCGGCGCTCGCTCTTACGGGCGGCAACATGGGTGACTACAAAAAGAACATCGACGCGATTTCGGGGGCGACTGTCGAGGCTGGTGGCCACGTAAAGGGCTGGCAGAAAACGCAGGAAGATTTCAACGTCAAACTTGACGAGACGCGCGCGAAGATCGAGACAACGGCAATCAAGCTGGGGACGGCATTATTCCCCGCTGTTCAGAAAGTCGTGGGTGCGTTCGGTGATTTCGGAACGTGGGTCGGGGATCACGTGGGTATATTCCTCACCCTGATTGGAATTATTGGCGGGATCGGTGGCGTTCTCATCGCTGTTTCTACGGCCATGAAAATCGCGGCAGCGGCGCAATGGATTCTGAACGCGGCTATGGGTGCTAACCCGATTGGGGCCGTGATCTTGGCCCTTGTGGCCCTGGTCGGTATTTATAGCTGGGTGGCGGCTAACTGGGATGGGCTGGTTTCGAGGCAACGCACCACCATTTTCGAGGTCGTCAAATGGATCAATTGGTTGGGTGGCCAAATCTACGGAGCCCTTAGTGGTGCGATTCGTTCAGTGGAAGGATTCTTCGGTGGCCTGTGGAACGGGATTGTTCGCGGGTCGCAGGGTGCGGCAAACGGGGTTGTGTCGGCGTTCTTTGGGATGCAACGGAACATTCTTGGATTCTTCGCGGGCATCGGCGGTTGGTTGGTCGGCGTTGGTCGCAGCTTGATCCAAGGGCTGATCAACGGTGTTACCGGCATGGCCGGGCAGCTCGGCGGCATCGTGCGGAATCTGGCTACCAACGCGGTCAATGTGATAAAGGGCGCGCTTGGTATTCACTCTCCCTCCACGGTCACGTTCTGGCACGGCAAGATGTTCGTGCAAGGGTTGGTAAACGGCATCCTGTCGGGCAAGCGGTCGATCGATCGAGCGGTGCAGGCGGTCATGCCGACTCTCTCCCCGTCTCAGGCGACGACGTTGGGGCAGCAGTCTCCAAGTGCGGGCGCTGGGGCTCCTGGTTCATCTGGTGGCCTGTATATCAATAAGTTCGTTGCGGGCTCGGCGTCGGCGGCGCAGATTGCTAGCGAGTTGGGATGGTTGGGGAGATGGGCTACATAGCTGGACCGGTTCACACGCTGGCAGATTATCAAGTCGAGTATGACGGTTTCCTAATGGGGGCAGGCACGGAATTCGGTCTGCCCCCAATTTGGGAGTTCCTGGACCTTGCGCCACTGAAAACGATGGATGAGGCGCGCGACTGGGCGGATGGATCGTACACGGGCACAGACTTCGCGGACATCCTGACACCCTCGCTCGATGTCGAAATCACTGGCACGAGTCCGGCCGATTATGCAGCGAACGTGATGGCGTTTCGTAACCAGTTCACGATTGGTCCGGCGTTGCCGTTGTGGGTGAAACTTCCCGGCTTCGATCCTTTCGGGATCGCGGCGAAGGTGAACAAGCGAGTTATCCCGATCGATCAGACGTGGGAAAGCTCGCTGACAGTCGCATCGCTGCAATGGCGTATGACCGATCCTGTTTGGCAGTCGGTCCCGCGGTCTAGCTCGTTGTCGGCGTCGGGGTCGGCGCTATCGGGCATGGTGTTTCCGCTGTTGAGCTGGGCAACTGGCACATATGCGGTTCCCGGAACAATCGACTTCGGCTCGACGGCCACCTCTAGCTCTGGTGCGATTCTCACGAACGCCGGTAACGCGGATTCATGGGCGTACGTGGTAATCACCGGGCCGTGTCCTGGTGGGTTTACGGTCGTGCTTGACGGCGACTCGGTGACCTATAGCGATGACGTTCCGACGGGCGCCACGGTGATCATCGATTACAAGTCTGGGACGGCTCAGCTTGTCACTGGTGGCGGTTCCGTCGATCGAACTTACGTTCTGACGGCGCGCAACTTCTCCCCTGTTCCTGGTGAATCGTCGGCCACGCTCCAATTCCTATTCGCGGCTACCTCTGGTTCTGCCGTCGTCTCTAACGCTGATATGTGGAGGTAGATCATGGCTCGCTCTGGTTTGTTCGTAGACCCGGTTCCGGGTACACCTCCAGTCGGTACGGCGGCGCTCGACGGCCGGATGTCGTTGGCTGCAATTCTTGGTTATTCGGCTCAGTGTCTCGCCGGTGGTGCGATCACTCAGTCTGGGTCGACCATGGCTTTTACGATCGCGGCGGGCGTGTGGGAGCTACCGGATGTAACGAACGCGCTCGCTATGTTTGTGTCTCCTACTGATTCCACAGTGTTGACTCCGGCCGCTGGTCCGGGCTCGGGTTCACGCATCGATTTGATCGTAGGCAAGCAGAACAACTTCGCGAATGCTGATTCTGACTCGCGGGTAAATATCACGTTGGTTGCCGGTACGGCTGGTACTCCTGGCGTGGCTCCGGCTGTGCCATCGGGTGCTTGGAAGATCGCGCAAATCAACGTGCCGACATCGGCGGCTAACGCGGCGGCTTGTACTTTGGTGCTGAATAGCGCGACGACGTTGATGCCGCCAGCTCGCCGGGTTTCGACTCTGGCACTTCTCAACTCTGCGGTTATTAGTCCGCTGGTCGTCGGCCAACGGGTGAACGTTTACGCGGATTCCACAGCGGCGAACAACGGCGATTGGGCGTGGGATGGAGCGGCGTGGTCACAGGTCGACCTTGCTAATCCGTTTTCTGTAGCGGTCGGCGTTGTGAATATGAGCTTGGCCGCGTCGGCCAGTGCCACGGTGAGTATTACTTTCCCGACTGGTCGGTTTACACGAATTCCGTACGTGTTCGCGATGTTGCAGGCGTCTCCTGGTGTGGCTCGAAAGTTGAACAGCCAAGCGAACGCGGCAACGACTTCGGGCGTAACTCTCGCACTGTCTACCGGCGACGGAACAAGCATCACGCAGGGGCCGTTCGCGGTCGCGTGGGTGGCTATACAGATGACTCCGGCCAGCTCGGCGGGGTAGGAGGGTTTGAAAATGATTGCAATAGATATCAGTTACTGGCAGCACAACCCAAACTTCGCGCAAGTTCATGCGGCAGGCATCGGGCTTGTAGTCATGAAGATGGGTGGCGCGGAGCCGGGGCGCCTGTACTCGGACAGTGTTTACAAAGCTAATCGGGCGGCGGCTCGCGCGGTCGGGCTCGCGGTCGGCAGTTACTTTTTCAACGGTGCTGTGAACCCGACAGACGCGGCCAATTTCCAGATGAATAATGTCGATTGGAAATCTGGCGATGTCGTGGCGTTGGATGTCGAGAACGCGACGAACGTGGCTCGGTGGAATCCGGCGCAGGTTCTCGAATGGTGCAGGGCGGTTCTCACGCGCGGGGTGCCCGCAAATCGGATTTTGGTCTACATGTCGAGTTCGGTAACGCGGGCGGCTAACTGGTCGTCTGTCGCTGCGCTCGGTGTCGGCCTCTGGGTGGCGCAGTACGGGACGAACAATGGAAGTCCCCAAGGTTCCCCGTCGATCGCGTATTGGTCGAGCTGGGCGCTCTGGCAGTACACGAGTACTAAGACGTGGCCGGGGATTGTCGGCAACGTTGACACGAATTTGGTGGCTGATAGTTGGGTGGCGTCTAGCGGCGGCACTCCGATTGTCGAGCCGGTTTCACAAGAAATAGGGGATGTCACTATGAGAGTCATACAGCGGAACGTTACGGGCGAGACTTTCTCGATCGCGGCGGGCTATCTGAAACATCACGCGACGACGGGCCAGCGAGACGCTGCCTTGGCGGCGGCGGGGCAAGCGGCGGCGGTCGGGTTTGACGACACTGGTTTCCTGAATATGGTCTGGAATGCGGGCCTGTCGGAGTTCACTCCTGACGGGTCGCTGTTCAAGTTGCTTACGGGGCATGCGCCCGGTCAAATGTGGT